TGCTGTGTGGTGTGGTACGCGGAAGTGCGCACGGTGAAACGGTGCGGTTGTGGCGTGTCGTGTTACGCGGTGTGGTATATTGAAGAGTGATAGTATAAACACACCTTTGCTGGAAAGGGGTTGACTATGTATTGTAAGCGTAATGGTTGTGATTTTGTCAGGGGTTACAGGGTGTATGGTGAACGGTGTGTTAAGCCCGTTGTTGTGGGTGCGAAGTGGTTTAAATGTGATTCGTCTGTGTCGGATTATGTTTTTGCGCATTGTCGTGATATGGTTGATTTGATGCGGCGGGGTTTGTGGGTGGGGTGAGGTGTGGTGATGGCCTATTAGCTCAGTTGGTTAGAGCGGCATTCTTATAAAATGTGCGTGCCGGGTTCAATTCCCGGATAGGCTACGCGATTGTGATATATTGGGTCATGGCATGTCGTTTGATGTGCTATGACCTTTCTTATTATCGAGGTGTTTGATGGATATTAGTTCGATTGTAACCGTTGTCGGGAGTGTTGGTTTTCCGATTGTTGCGTGCTGTGGCATGGCATGGTTTATCGCCACGACGTTTAGTGATTTTAATGATTTGATGACAAAGAATAATGTGTTGACGGAAGAACTTATTGCAATGCTTAAGGATAACAAGGGGGGCAGTGATGTCTCGAATATGGCGTAGCGCGTTAGCTTGTGTTTGTGCCTTAATGCTGACTGTTGCACCTTCGGCTAATGCGGATATGCGCGGTGTTGACGTGAGCAATTGGCAGTGTGCTATTGATACGGGAGTGGTTGACGCTGATTTTGTTGTAGTGGGTGCCACATGGGGCGTAGGCGGTTTCAATAATGTGTGTTTGATCAATGGCGTGAATCAGGCTGCGAACTATCAGCTCGGACGCGCAACGAATAGTGGCAAGAGTATCGGTGTGTATCATTACGCGATGGGACGTGATGCGAACGCGGAAGCTGACTTTTTCATAGATAATGTGCGCGGGTACGTTGGTAACGCGGTGCTTGTTTTGGACTGGGAATCTCAGGATAACTCGCAGTTTGGTAACGGCGCGTGGGTTGAAACGTGGGTTCGGCATGTGCATGATCGCACGCAGGTGTGGCCGATCGTCTATGTTCAGGCGTCCGCGTTGGGGCAGCTTACTTCGTTCGTGCGGGAGCATTGTGGCGTGTGGGTTGCGCAATATGCGTCAATGGCTGTCACCGGTTATCAGGAAACGCCGTGGCTGTATGGTGCGTATGGCGAAGCCATGCGGCAGTACACGTCAAACGGATATGTTTCAGGGTATGCCGGACGATTGGACTTGAATTATTTCCGTGGCGAACGGTGGCAGTGGGATGCATACGCGCATGGCGACGGTGCGAATGTGTCCGCGTCGGAAACGAACACCGGGGGCAATGTCGCGCAGTCTGCTTGCGTGGTGGTCATGTCGGGTGACACGTTGTCGGGTATTGCTGAGCGCACGGGCTTGTTGCCGTGGCAGTCGTGGCACGGGTACGCGTCGGGTAATCCGGCTGTGATTTATCCGGGTGAAACCGTGTGTTATGGCGGTGCTGTGGTTGCGCGATCGAATGTAGCGCGCACGCATACGGTTGTGTCCGGTGAGTCTTTGTGGTCGATTTTCGGCGGTGATTGGGCACGTGTCGCGTCGCTTAACGGTTTGTCTAATCCGAACTTGATTTATCCGGGGCAGATTTTGCGTTATTGAGAATCAATATTAATAATCGGCGTGTTGCTTTTTTGCGCACGCCGATTTTTGTGCTATAAATATTTATGCCATCGATAGGTGGTAAAAAAAGATAGAAACGGATAATAAACATGCGAAAGATTCGTAAAGTAATCGCTGACAGCACCATAAGCTATTATGATCGAGACGGCGTAGCACAGACGTTCCACACCACCGGAAACGTTCGCAACGTTGAAATGGCTGTGAAGGTGCTTATGGACGCCGGTATTGTCAACGTGTTGGTTGACGATATCACAGTGGATAAAACTGTGTACGTCATGGACGTTGACACGTTCATCGAGCACGCCGAACGCGTTGCGGTTGACGGCACCGGCTCCGACGTTGATAACGACAACGACAACGACAACGAAGAAAATGAATTCTGAAAGGAATCGAAATGAACGAGGAAAATGAACAGATGAATGAAGCCACCGCGAACGAAACCGCACAGAACATTGCTGTCAACTATCGTTGCATTTGCACGATGGATAACAGCACGTTTGAGGGTAAGCGCGCGATCGTCAACGCACGTAATGGCGCGTTGTCGCTGAACGGATGCGGTGCGGAACCGTTAACGGTTGTCGGTGCCTATATCGCGCCGGGCGTGCGTTCTCAGACTGGACAGAAATGCGCGAACGTCTATCTTTTTGGAAAGGACGGCAACACGTATTTCAGTCAGTCACAGGGTATCTACCGCAGTGTGTTGGATATTTACGATATGTTCCCCGATTTCAACGCGCCTGACGGCATCACTGTTGTGGTCAAGCAGACACCGCTGGGCGGTGGCCGTTCCACGAAATCGCTTGAAATCAAGTAGTGTGAAATGAAACAAAAAAAGTGCCATACATGTTATGGCACTTTTTTTATAAGGGTGGTGAACATGCCTAGAGCGCATAAACAAGCGGATGTATTGACCGCGAAACGCAAGCGCGTGCGTCGCGCGATAAACAGTATTAAAAAAAGCATTACCGGCACCATGCCTGAAAGCGAAGCGAACGCACGGCGCGCTTACATACAACGGCTTGAAACGCAGCTGAAACATACGTATGTCGGGCGTGTTCGTAATAGCGGCATGCGGAATGAACTGTATCAGCGTGCGAACGAAACCGCCGATAAACTCGTGCAACAGGTGAGCGGCGTGCGCGGCGGCAAAGGGCGTGCGGGGGAGCGCGCGCGTTCGTTCAACATTTTTCGCGAGGAAATGCGTATGGCATCTAAGGGAATGCCGAGCGCGTTAGGTGATCTCGGACGGGAAAAAGTCAAGGTGTTTTGGCGATACACACAAAACATATGGCAGAAATCAAACGTTCCGCCGAACAAACGGCTTGAAGCCATCATGAAAGCATACGACGCCGATTCGCTCAGTGAGCTTTTTGACATTATCATGCAACGAAATGAAAAAGCGTTGGAATATGCCAAAAACATGAAAATGCACACAGGCGAATTAGAGGATTATATGGACGTTGACGGCGGAAGCCCGATATGGCTATTAGCGGTTTCACCCGATGTAGTACGATGAAAGAACGCAAGGAATTTAAGGTAGCGGCGATATTCGACACCGAAACAACGAACATTGGCGAAGGTGTCGAAACACGCGCGTATCCGATATTATACATTTTCAACGATTTGCGTAATACGCCACTGGAATTGTACGCGCCCGATACGGACGATGTGCGGTTTTACCGGCATACGTCCGAAGCGCTGGCATACATTGACGATCTTATCGAATATGGGCGCGCGCACGGTTATGTTCCGATTATCGCAGCTTATAACCTCATGTTCGACATGCAAACTCTCATGCTGGAATTGGCGCAGGCGTACACGATTGAGGCTAACGCGCAAACCGCTACAAGCGTGTACACGCTCGATCTGCTTGTGAACGATACCGTGGTGTGTCGCTTTTGGGACACATTCTATCTTGAAATGGGCGGACTGCGCGCGATGGGCGAGACATGTGGGCTCCCGAAAGCGGTGGGCGACTGGGATTATTCGCTTGTGCGCACGCCCGAAACTCCGTTGACCGAAGAAGAATTGTTTTACGCGCGGCGTGACGTACAGGTAATTCCGCAATATCTGCAATGGCTTTTGCGTGCGAATCATTGGCTTACGCCTGATATGCTGGGTTGCCGTGTGCTTACCAAGACGTCGCTTGTGCGGCAGATGGCACGCCGTGAGATCGGCGGTCGGCGAGTCACGCTGCAAGGTGGTAAGAAAATCACATTGCAACGCGCTTTCGAGATGACGTGCAATCAGGAATTTCCGAAAGATTACGAATCTTACGCTTTGCGTAAGGCATGTTTTCGTGGCGGTTTGACGTTTACGAGCGCTAAAACCGCTAGTGTTGTCGTGGATAACGTCGCGTCCTTGGATGTTACATCGATGCATCACGCATTCATTAACGGGCGACGACTGCCGGTAAAATTCGCTACAGTGCCTACGGATATTCTGCAAATCGTATGCGATCGTATCGTTAGCACGTCGCTTGACACCGTGTTGACGAATTATGATGACCCGTTTCTGACGGGATTGCATGCTGCGGTGAGATTCGTAAATCTCAGATTGCGCGAAAACACATGTTTCGATGCGTGGGGGATTGCAATATGCCCACGTTCCAAGTTTGTGAAAACGTTGCAAGCGGACACCGATTATAGCAACAACGAACGCGCGAAAACACAGGAAAACAGCGTTAGGGCGCATGGTTACGTTGACAGCGCCGTTAATCCAACGTACGCTTTCGGTAAATTATATCGGGCGGACGAGTGCATATTGCATGTCAATGAGATCGAATTGTGGAACGTGGCGCAAGTATACGAGTTTGACGAAATGCATGTATTATACGGTGAAGCAACCACTAAGACGATTGTTCCGCCCGATTACGTAACCTTACAATCCAATATGTTGTTTGCACGAAAAACCGACGTGAAAAACCTGATTAAACATTATCATGAGGGCACGGCGTACGTGGGCGAAATACCTGATTCAATCCCCGAGGGTATCGCACGCGACGCTAAGGCGGGTACATTGAGCATGAAATTTCTGCAATCTTATTACGCGTCTACTGTTAAGGGGCAATTTAATGGCATATATGGCACACAGGCACAAGACGTTATGAAAGCGGATTATCGCGTGACGGAAAACGGCGAACTCGAGGTCGATAAAAACACTGTTTGCACTCCCGAGAATTTTGCGAAAAAACGCCCGAAAACACCACGTGTTCTCTACACGTACGGAATGCGAATCGTAGCGGGCAGCAGAATGCACCTCTTGATCGCCATGTTGCTGATATACCGTCATTTCGGCGCACGCGTAACGGTCACGGGCGGCGACACCGATAGTCTGAAAATCAGTTGCGATGACGATGTGAGCGACGCGGAATTGCTGGACGCGCTCAAACCGCTGCATAACGCGATCGAAAACGCGATCAACCGCACCATGCGACGCGTCCGAAATACCGCGCCCGACATGGCGTCAACGCTAGATCATATCGGAAAATTCGAGGTTGAGGAGTGTGGCGGTGGCACGCGTTATGTCGAACATATGGAATTGTGGAACAAAGCACGCGTGAGTTTGGACAAGAACGGGCGCGTGCATGTCACTTGCGCCGGACTCCCACGGCCGGACGGTGCGTACACCATTGAAGATTTTATAGCCGATCTCATGCATGTGGGGCACGGTTTCGCGGAAACCGTACAAATATCGCTCGGCTATGACGTATTGGTGGATTATGAGATTTGCCACACGTTGCAACGTAAACGCCCGCATGTATGGGACAGGTACGTCGGCACCGTCACCGATTATCAGGGCGCGACATATCATGTTGACGCGCCCGAAGCGATCGCATTGTATCCGTCCGGCAGATGGCTAGGCGAATCGGATAAACAAGCTAACGGCGAGAATCTGACATACATACGAAACACGTATAATAGGAATGCGGAAACAACGCCCCGCGAACTTATTATGCGGGACGGCAAACCTATGATTGTGAGTATTGATGGCGAAATATTATTATGATCGGCTTAGAACACAGATATTGCCGCGCGACGCTGACGTAAATCTTATAATTGGCGCGCGTGGCCTCGGTAAAACTTACGGCGTGCGCCGGTACATGCTAGAGGATTATATTAAAAACAATATCTGTTTTGTTGAAGTCACACGGTACAGAGAGGAAAATAACGATGTGGCGGCAAAATATTTTGACAGGATAATAGCGGATAATATTTTTCCCGACTACGATTTTAGGGTGCATAACAAGATAGCTGAAATACGTCGTAACGGCGATAAAAATTGGCGGACATGTGGTTATTTCATCCCATTATCATTACAACAGCAGAAGAAAAAAAGCACATATGTTAATGTACGTAATATTTGCATGGATGAAATTATTATAGACCCCGACGATGTATACCACCATTATTTGCGCAACGAATATGAACAATTGGCGAATCTTGTAGACACCGTAACGCGCGAACGCGCCGACGATAGCAAGCTGCGTAAACCGCGAATCTTTTTGTTAGGTAATGCGTGCGACGCATATAATCCGTATTTTGAACATTATGACGTTCCCTTAGAACCCGAGTTTGGTTTGCAATGGCTTGACGGGAAAACGTGTGTTTTCGATTATGTTGAAGATGATAAATACGCTGCGCAAAAAACGAAAAACACAGTCGCGGGGCGCATGATGAAAAATAACGATGACGTCACCGCAAAAAACAAATTCAAGCACTATAACACTGATTTTCTTGAAAAACCGCACAAACACGCTAAACTTACGTATGTCTTCCGTTGGTTGCGGCGCGAATATGGCGTTTATGTTGATTTACGTTGTGGCTACGTTTTTGTATCCTCAAAATATGATGCGGGCGCGCATGTGCCATATTTTGCGATCACGACGGATGATAATAAACTTAATTACCTTACGGCAAATGTGGCAAAGGACTTGATTAGAAATCTTACGTCATATTATGCATTAGGATACCTACGTTATGACACGGTGGAAACGCAACACGCTGTAATTGCAATGCTTAGAAATTTCGGTGTAAAATAACCACGACATACGCAAGGTGCCGTAACGAGGGCGATAAAACATTATCATTGATAACCACGGTTGACTCCGCCAATGATATGGCCGTGAGGGGAAAGCGCGCCGTCCATCGTTGTGAATCATGTTGCACGTATGTTATTCTTAAGTCGTGCCGGTTCGGTATTCGTTCGCCGGCACGACTTTTTTTCATATATGAAAGGAAAAAATAATGGATGACGAAACCCCTGGGGAAAGGGACACCGCCGAACGCGATGATCTTACGGAAAACGAAGCGCACCGCGCGGGCGAATTTGATGATTTGCGCGACATGCTGCGCGACGTGCTTGACAAGGTGAGTGAATTAAGTGACCGCACGGACGCAATTAGCGAACGAATCGACGGCATATATGACAATTTCACCGACTCCGTTGCGCAAATGGTCGAAAACGGCGCAACAGTCAAGGAAAACGACGATGACGCTGCGGAAGCAATCGCGCAAGCGGCGGCGGAAGACTTGGAAAATCTCGACTACACGCTTTAATCGATAGGAGAAAATATTATGGCTGTAGACAATGCGACAATTTTGGATAAGGTGCGTTCCAAGGGCACTGACGATTATCAGCAACGTATTCCAAGCGCGACGCAAACCGGTGTGGCGAACACGATGCGCTACTTGTTTGACCCGATGAACCGCCAATATTTGAACGACTGTGTTTGGAACATGGTCAATCGTATCGGACTAACCGTAATGGCGCAGAACGCACCGTTTGAAAACCCGTTGTCGATTTTCAAAAAGGAAAACTTGTACTGGGGTTCGACCGTACAGGAAATCGCAGTCAAGTGGGTTAAGGCGCACGGCTACAAGGATGATGCGGAAGACCTTTTGAAGATGCACCGTCCCGAAGCGGCGGTGTGGTTCTATGAAATGAACCGTCGTGACCAATACCCGATTTCATGGACTGACGATGAATTGCGTCAGGCTTTCGTGGATGATTTCGGCTTGAACCGTTTCGTCGCGCAGATTATGGAAACGCCACGTAATTCCGACAATTACGACGAAATGAACATTATGCTTGCGCTGATCCGCCATTACGAGCAGAATCTTGGTTTCTACAAAGTGCATCTTGACGCGGTGCCAAGCGACCAAACAACCGCCAAAACTTTGCTCAAGGCATTGCGTGCAACCGCCGGACGCATGCAGTTCCCGTCAACGCAGTACAACGCGTTGAACATCACCGACATTCCGGCGTACGCCAACCCGCAGCAAATGGTGTTGCTGATCGAGCCGGAATATCTCGCTTCGCTCGACGTTGATGCGTTGTCTGCCGTGTTCCAGCTGGAGAAGTCCGCCGTACCGTATCGTATTATTCAAGTGCCCAGCCTTGGCATCGATGGCGCGGTGGCGTTGCTTGTATCGACTGATTGGTATCAGGTGCGGGACACCATGTATGGCACTACGCAGTTCTACAATCCGCAAACTGTTTCCAATACGCTGTACCTCAACCACTGGGGCATTTATGGTGTATCCCCGTTCACGCCGTGCGCCTTGTTCACCACCGACGCGGGCACATCCATCAAGGTTGTGACTCAGACAGTGACCGGTTTCACGCTGACTCCGGACACGGGCAACGTCAAGGCGGGTGATCTTATGCAGCTCACGCCGAAGCTCGCCGCCACCGTCGAGCCAACCGGTACCGCCATACAGGTGGCACCGAACGCGGCAACGTACGAGGTTGCGGCGAACCATGCCGCAAGCGGGGATGACGCGCACGGCGCGGCGTTCGATCTCAACGCCAATACGTTCGTGGATGACCAAGCGCGCTTGCATGTCCAGCGTGATGGCCTTGTGGCCGGTGACGTCATTACCGTGACGGGCACCGCTACGTATGTCAATCCGAACGGAGAGACTACGGAACATTCCGCAACATGCACGTTCACCGTCGCATAATCTGAAATCATTTATGATATAAATGAGTGGTGTTTCATGTGAAACAACACTCATTTTTTTTCATATAGAAAGGGTGTGAAAATGGACTTCCCACATTTGCAAAACGCAACGACGTTCCCCGACACGGACACGCGCGTGTACGAGCAGTACCGCAACGTTTTCGATTACAATGTTTGGACTCCGAACACTGTAATCAAGTTGTGTCATGTGAATTGGTACGATGATTACCACGATGTCGTTAAATTCCCCGATAACGTCGCACGGGACACGTGGTTTGACAAACTGGACGGCGAAACCGTCAAACTGACTACGAACATGTACATTGCACGCGCCGACACGGACGGCATAAAATTGCCCGTGCCTTACATGACAGTACAACAATACAATTACATTGTCGTTGACTTTTCGCATGATATTATCAATACGCCGTATCAGAAAACCGACGTGCAGACACGCTATCATTTTTTCATCGCTTCCGTACGCGCGGAAGCACCGAACACGACAACATGCACGCTTATGCGCGACGTATGGACGGATTATATTAACACCGTCACAATAAACGGTTTGTTATTGTCACGCGGACACGCGCCATTGATGGAAACGACGCCTCAAGAACTGTTGAAAAACCCACGGGCGAATTGCCGTGATTTCACATTGCCCGACGTTGACTATGGCAATGGCGCGTCGAATATTAGAAAAAGCACGCCGTTTAATCTGCAAAACGGCACAAGATACATCTGCTTGGCCGCAACGTTTTCGCCCGAACAATTGCAAACCATGAGTAACACGCGGGGCACGAACATTGCGGATAGTGACGCGACATACAGCAATAACGACGGTGTGGTATCGGGTTTCTCGTGGGGTGCCGGAAACATTTCCACGGCAAACGTCACCGGCGCGGGCACATCGTATAATTCCGTTGACAATCTCACTGCAAGCAACGTAAGCATGTATGCGCTCGAAACGTCCAAAATATCAGGCGATTATTTCGACACGCTTTTCGCGTATTATCCACATATCATGTCACAGGTCACAGCGGTGTTCGTAGCCACCGCAAACATGTTGCGATTTAACAGCAGCGTAAATGTGAATGACGTCGAATGGCATACGGTTAGCGGTGCTCGTACGAAAATATCCGATATTAATTTGACAATCAACGATTTTGGTTACGTCAACGAATACGCCAAAATAACACGACTGTATCTTGCACCCTACGCATACCTCGAAATATCCGACAATCTCGGCAATAAAAGCCGTGTGGAAATAGCCGACTGCGGGCGACTATCGGTGCAAACTATCACATCCCTCAGCTATCCGATATTGCGACAAATCGCATGGCTTGACGGAATAGGAAGCGACGGCGATACGTCCATTACCGTTAACGCCATCGACGGGACTAGCATTACCGGCAACGTGCCGAACGCGGACGTGCTCAAAACACTCATCTCGCACGACATACCGACTTACGCGCTGCAACGTCGCGCGATCGACGCGCACCGTGCCGACGCATACAACCGTGAAGTCGCGCAAGCACGCGAAAACGCCATTATATCGTACGAAAACGGCGCACGCTCGACAAACGTGACATTGAGCAACACTAACCGAAGCAACACGAACAGCATTGCCAACACGAATCTCACGAACGCACTCAATTCCACCGTTACGACCAATTCCAACAATGCGTCTAACGCAATCTACAAAAACAACGTGACACAGCAAAATTTGCTACTTAGTGCATCTAACAACAAAATCGACGAAATGAATACGGCCACCTTGGACTTGACAACGCAACTCGTAAACACGGAAATCACGGCGAGCGCGATTGGTACCGTCACCGCGGCAATAGGCGCGATAGGCACGGCGGCAACCGGCATAGCGGTGACGGCCGCGACGGGCGGCGCGGCGGCACCGATGGTGGCGGCGGGACTCGGCGCAGCCGGAAGCGTCGGCCTGTCAAGCGCGAGTTTCGCCACCGGTGCGTCCAAGACGGCAGCGGAAGCCGCTTACAAGCAAGCGTACAACGACGCGGCGGCGTTCGCGGCGAAGAAATACAATGGTCAGGCCAATAGTGTCAGTATCGCAATGGCGGGCACGCAAAACATTCAATCCACGACGCTTAACACCAACAACACGGACGCAAGCAACGCCACAAGCAGCGGCATTGCGGCCAACAATGCGAACACATCGAATGCGAACGCGGCGGCGTCACGCAATCAGAGTGTGGATAATGTGAAACGTGTCATGGTAAACACGCGGTCCAATGTGAACGCCGCATGGCGCGACTTACTCAACCATGCCGCGCAACCCGTTGGCGCATATGGCGGCGACAATTTCAGACAGGCCACGGGGCTTGACACCATGACAGTGAAAATCGTCACCGAAGACAACGGCGCGATAGCGGCGGCGGGCGATTACATGTTGCGCTATGGCATCGCAAGCAACAAACTTTACAGCCGTCCGTCGTTGACGCCTTGCAAGCATTTCGCGTATTGGCGATGCGCGGATATATGGGTTATCTGTCCATTTGCGCAAAACGAGCAATTGCAGACGATCAGGGATATTTTCAGCAACGGTGTTACAATATGGACGAAACCCGAGGAAGTCGGCGGCGACTTCACACACGACAATCTATAAAGGTAGGAAAGCATGGGACGTAAACGCACGCATAAAAGGCCGTTGACTCGTGCGGAAATGGGCGAACGTGGCGCACCGATGTGGCAGCAATCACAAGCGCTCAACTCGCAAGCGTATTCGATGGCGTATTCTCAAATGTTGAATATTGCGCTGTCAAGGTTTAAGTGGTTGAATCTGCCGAAAACATGCGACGCGTGGTTTCTCGAATACAATCTATTGTATTTCGGTTGCGCCACGATCGCGTTTCCGCATAGCAAACCGGGCGTGTTTTTCAGCACGCAAGCGGTGACCACCTCGGATTTCAACGTCTATTACAAGCCGAAGAAATGGGATAGTTACGGTATTAACGGTTGGCGTTTTCCGGTTAACAATTCCAATGGTGTTTTCATCTACGCTAATCGCGCTCGTACGCCACTCATTCCGACTATAGAATTTTTTGCGCATGAAATCGAAGATTTATACATGACGCGAAGACAGAACCGTTTCAATCAGAAAACACCGTTCATTCTTGAGGTTCCAGCCGGACAACAGACGGCGGGCATTAACGTTATCAAGCAAATCTCAGGCGGCGAAATGGCTATCATGACGACACCCGGTTTCACCGATTCTATGAAAGCGAACGTGCTGAAAACCAACGTCGAATATATCGGCATGGAATTGCAGAACGATATACAGAACACTTGGAACGCGTTCTATCAATCACTAGGCATTAAAAATCTACCGTTGAAAATGGAACGGCAGACCGCCGACGAAATCAACGACTATGGCGAACCGACTGATCTACGCGCGCTCAGCGAATTAGAGGAACGGCGTGCCGCGTGCGACACCCTCAACACAAGATTCAAAAAATACCTCAAGGAACCGATACAGGTTGTATGGAATGAAGACAATGTTTCCCGCAACTACGCTTACTTGACAGACGTTGAAAGATTGAACGACGATGACAATGCAGAATGACATAAACCATTATCAGCCGTGTGAATCGTACGACGATTTCCACGGCGTGATGACGTACACGTTTGGCGAACTGCTCGACGTGCCGGGCGGTGTTGACTGGAATAATGCCGCATGGTCATGGCGGGACATTGCCTATGATGACACGCAATACACGCGCTGCTGCAAGAAAATCGAGAACCGTTTCTATGACAGGGAGTTAGGCGTTATGCCACCGTCAAGGTGGCGACGGCACTTTTTACGTCTTATTCAAGAAATCATGCCGACGTTGCGCCCACTCTATGCGCTTGTAAGCAATAATCCCGATATAATCCTCAGCGATAGCGACATATGGCACAAAATGCGAACCGTCTACAGTGATTTCCCCGCAACACAGCTAGCCGAAAACCAAGACTACGCAAGCAACGCGACGGACAACCAATACGAGACGATTGCCAACGGTGATTTCATGGACAAAGTCAATCGCATACGCAACGGCGAATACGTCGATATTGACGTACTGTTGCTTGAACACCTTGAAACATGTTTTAGCCCATTATGGACGATCAACATAAACAATTACTGAAAGGACAATGCACATGTTTCCACTACTCCCGTTTTTCTCGGTATGGCCGTACACGCCCGCCATACCCGCGTTCTATTGGAACGCTAAAAGTCAAGAAGAAATCATAAAGCACATTGCATGCGAAATCGATCACATAACGGCGTATCTTGACGAAATCGTGACCGACATAAACAAAGCATTGAACGACTACGATACAAGAATAAAAAACATTGAAGCGCACATAAACGACTACGCCGTTGCCATAGCGCAACTGCAAGAACAAATCGGCCATATAGGAGACACACAGCTAGTATGGAACGTTACAAAGGGCGAATATACTGACAGTAAAACCGCGCTTCGTGATTTGTACCGCGAACTAGCGGTGTATGGCGCGCGTGTCACGCAAATAGCCGATATTAACACCAGCAAACTAGCCGAACACCGAACCGACGAAACGTCCGCAATCGGCAACCTCACCATCTTCGACGATACCACGCCACGTGTCACTAATCCGACAACCGGCGAACAATACCCACCATTAGCATGAAAGGATAAATCATGGTTAACACCACGAATTACGCACTGGAAAAATACGAAGCTGGAAATTCCGCAAATCTACTTGACCAATACAACGGGTCAATGGATAAAATCGACGCGGCAATAAAAAGCGTCAGCGATAAAGCAGACCTAGCATTAAACAACAACGTGTTACCGGACGGCCTAACCGCATTCATAGAAGCGCTAGGCCTGACCGGAACTAACGCGCAAACACTTGGCACAACGCTCAATCACATATTAAATCGTACCGGCACGGAAACATTCACCGTCACAGACCTTAGCACCCTCAAAAAAACCGCAGAGGGCTATCCAATTCCACCAACCGAGTAAAGGCGTACACTCATGGCATCACAAACACCGTTTTATCATCTACCCCTCTACGAAACCGGCGATATAGCCGATTTACGCGACGGATACAACGCGGCAATGCGCACACTAGACCGCGCAATACACCAACTAAAAGTACAGGAAGAAATAAATCATCCAACAAACCTTCGAAAGGACAACTAACATGACCGACTACACAACCAACTTCAATCTCGAAAAATATCAAAACGGCGACGCGGCCAACCTCAACGACCAATACAACGTGTCAATGGATATTATCGACGATAATTTATACAAAATCAACACTAACGCAAACACTGCGGGCGGTAAAGCAACTCAAGCGTTAGAAACAGCACAAAACAACAACAAAAATCTAACCGCGTTAGGCGTGACCGACACCAAAACCGCAACACAGCTCAAAAACAAAATAGACAGCACTAACACAACCGCAAACAATGCGTTAAACTTAGCGCAAACCAATAAAACAGCCGTTACCGCGATAAACGCGGACCTAACCGCAATAAATGCAAACCTAACCGCGCTGCACGCGAACAGCGTTAGCGACGCAACCGACTTATACAATACCGTACAAAAAATAGATAACATATATTCAAACATCGAATTAAAACGAAAAACATACACAAACATCGCGATCATAGGCGACTCGATCAGCTACGGCACCGGTGCGTCAAGCCTAGCAATGTCATGGGCAAACCAATTCAAATCATACATAGGCGCAAGCAGCGTACAGAACATGTCACAAAACAACGCGGGATACGTAAACGAACCGACTTTTATATCACAGCTACAAGCGGTGACTAACAAAACGAACATAACACATATAATTATCGCGGGCGGTGCAAACGATAAACTACAAACAACAACCGCCATTACAAACGCAGTCAAAAACACACTACAATACGCGCTTACTAATTTCCCAAACGCCGAAATATATGTCGCTCCCGTCGTGCTAGGCGTACAAGGAATGTTTAGATATCACACAAACATACCGCAGACACTAAACGCAATAGAAGAAGGAATAGCGCAAACACCAAACATACACGAAATACAATACGCATGGGAATGGCTCAACGGACGCGAAGACTGGGCATCCACAAGCAGCGGGTCAATGGATGCAATACACCCAAACGACAATGGACAAAAACAATTACTGCGTTTGTTTGCAGAAGCACTATTCACCCGAAACGGCATACACAACAACTGGAAAACCAACGTATCAGGCACAGAAAATCACGGCCAAATATTAAACAGCGAATCAGTATGCAATAACGGAATATACACGTTCAACTGCCAAGTTAAAGTAGTAAACAACCACACACCATACGCCGGAATAATCGCCACATGCTACGGACTATCAACAGTAAACAACTACAGCATAAACTCAAACTACCATACCGGCACGCTATACGCGTCAACCAACAGCGCACATCAAGGAATCGTCGCATGCACCACCGCAATACCAAACAACACAGAAATATACTGCGCAACAACACACAGCATTAGCGCATAAAAAACAATAAATTAATATAATAGCCGGTTGACAATAATATCAACCGGCTTATTTTTATATCAATCACCATTATCAACCGAAATAACATATTTACGACAACGACGACCCTTTTTTAGTCAAACACCGCATTGTAAAACCTTTCATAATCACCGATTAATCCGATAGCCTAAGCATATTGCGCCCGGAACGTAAAACACGCCATCGTCAAGCACATCCCTAAGCCCGTATGCGTCAATGCAATCGACAAACCGAGTTTCGATTAAACAATCTGACGCAATATCAACAAAATACACATCCTCATCG